TTGTAAAGTCATCAGCAAGATCAAGTAAGTTGAATTCATCTGCTGTATTTGCAGTGACAGCATACTCGTCTAGATAATGTGCTCCTGCGCTAACCTTGCCATACTGTGGGACTTCATCAAGAAGGATGTACCCATCAAAGAATCCACCAGTGTTTTTCATATCAGTAGACAATAGTGACATTGCATCAGATAGTTCACCAGTCTGAGTTTTAGGGTTAGTTATAAACCACTCAGAAATGCTTTTATCAGAAAGTGTCTGCTTTGAAATAGCGTCTGCTGGTTCTGATGTCCATCGAGCCGCGTTGAGACTTTCAAAATTTAATAGTTTACGAGCAGTTCTGATTTGCTTATCGACAATCTGCTTTTCGAGAGTAATAATCTGATCTTCTTTTTTCTTAACGTCTTTTGCAAGACGCTTAAAAGGTGAAGAAATTTTCTTTGTGATCTTATCTTCTAGAATACTTCCTTCTTTTTTAAGAAGTTCTACTGCTTCTTTTTCAAGTTGGCTAATTCCAACCTTGTTATACTCTTTAATATCATTTGCTAATGCTGTTGCCTTTTTGCCCTGCGTAAGAATCTTGCCTGCAGCGCCAGGACCAAACCACATAGATGGATCTAAGCCTACGTTAAGTGTCGCATCTACAATTCCAGATAAAACCTTATATGCATTGTCTTGTGGGTTGAGTCCAATGCCGTTAAAAATACTGCGACCAATGGTGTAGGATTCTCCATTAATCTGACCGTACTTACCCATGGCTTTGATCTGTGCTTTTCCAGCAGCACTTTTAGGGCTGACAAAGAATCCAGATCCTTGATCTGAAAAGTTTCTTGCTAAAGCACCAAAAGTGGTTGCTTCGGAAAAAGCACCTGTAAATATTTCTTTTTTCGAAATGTCTTCTCCGCGGATAGCCGCTAGTGTATCTCGTCCTGTAACTGTTGCAATGTCATAAGGCAAACGAAGTCCTGCAAAAAGAGTACGAGTTAGACCCTTAAATGGATCGTAAACGCCTTCTTTTAGTCCAGCCTGAATAGTGCCAAGGAATCCACGATCAGGTTCTACATTCTTTTTGATTTTATCTACGTTAAATGCGTCTGCTTTGAGTGCAGCAATACCGTCAATGGTTGTAATTTTATTCAGATTAGGAGTATCTGCAGTCAATCCCTGACGAACCATAGATACAACTAAGTCATTACTCATCCCAGGATATTTTTGGGTGATAGCATTAAAGTTAGATAGTGCATCTGGAGACAATGAATTCATTGAATACTGCATCATTGTCTTGTATGAGTTTTTCCTAGCCTCTAGGATGGCTTTTAGATTATCAGCCATTAAGATTCCAGTTCGTTATATGCTTCTACCATCATCATTAGTTGACGAGAATCTGGGTTAGCCGCATACATTGCACGGACAAACATAGAATCAGGATTAAAAGAATCAACTGGTGTCTGCTGTGCTGTATCGTCAGGACCAGGACCACCCTTTGCACCACTTGAAAGAGGAACTCCCTGTGTTCCTGGAGCAAATGCATTTACTGTAGCAATAGGAGTGCCTGCTGTTACAACATTTCCTGCTGATACTGCACTTGCTGTTGGTCCTGTAGATTCGGCAGATGCAAGAGACTTCATATCTTTGCGCTCTCCGTAGGTTCCGCCAGCAGCATTTTCTATTCTTGCGTTGCGCTGAATCTTCTGGACCATGCCGCGGTCAACACGCTTTGAGTCTCTTCCGACTCCTGATACAGGTGCAATATTCGACATTTTTAGTCCTCATCTTCGTCATCAATATACTCGAGTGGATCAATCTTGTTTGGAATGCCTTCTGGCATCATCCAATCAGGCCATGAACTGCGATCCATCATAACTGTCATGCACACGTCAGAAGGGAATCCTGCGACGCGAAGTGCTTTGTAATACTCATGCATTGCAATGCAATACAGTTCTAATTTTGAATAAGACTCATCGCGTACAGTTCTAACTGCTGCCTTTTTAACTGGCTTCTTACGCGCTGCCATCTTATCCTCCTAGTCCTGCTAACATTGTTGCTAAATCTGCTGGGGGTGCTGCTTGTTGAGGGACTCCACCAGAAGGTTGTCCAGGAGCGGCTGGGGATTGGGGAGCCTGCTCAACTGGGCCTTGTGTGCCTGGTGGAGCCATCTCTGGCTGTGCTGGTTGTTCAGGCTGTTGAGGCGGCGTGAACACTGCCAACGCAGCATCCTGTATGTTTTCTCCCCGAGTGATGCGATCAATCACATCAGCAATATTCTTAATAAGCGGTGAAGGATCTGCTCCTTGCGCTGCCATTGCAGGGATTGCTTGCGCGGTTGCTGTAATGGCTTGCGTGAGATTATCTTGCATTTTTTCTACAGTAATGCGTGTTTCTTCCATGCTTGTATTAACATTCCATGGTAGTTCTCGACGAATAAAGTCTTTGGATACAAGGTCTGCACCTAGTGCTTGTAGTGAGAAGATCAATGCACGTGAAGGGTCTAATCCAGCCATCAAGCCATAACGAACTTCAATAGAAGTGTCGCCTTTTATGTCCTTGCTTGGCATGTACTTTAACTCGTACGGCGTACCCTGTGCTGTTCCTCTAACGCTCTTTTCCTTGTCGAAAAGAACTTCATCCATCTCAAACGCTAATTGAAGTACATCCTCGAACACCTCAGCAAGGATGGTTTGACCAGCCTTGATCTGAGAGTCGAAAGCACCAAGTAGCGCCTGGACACCTTGACCAGTAATAATACTTGCGTCAATGTTTCCAGTTCTGCCCTCAGGATATCGAGCACCAAGTCGTAATTCTGATTGGAGTGCTGATTGCTCCTGGAAAGCAGCAGCGGGAATGTCCAAACGGACACGCCCGACACCTTGTGGTTGAGTTGTACGGATAACTGCATCAGGACCCATAGGAAGGTCTAATACATCGCTAGGTACAACAAGTGGCGCTTGAATTGACTTTTCAGCCGCTTCCATTGCCAAGTTAGCGAAACGTGCGCGAGCCATTTGTACATAGATCACGTCATCAAATTGTCCGCGTGGTTCATCATCAATGCCAGGACGACGTGCAATACGCACAGTCATCTTGCCAAGAGGATTCTTTACGGTACTAAGAATTAAATTATTGTTGTTTGGAAGGAAAAGAACTGTCTGATCTTTATCCATGTACTTGATAAGTTCAATATCATTGCCTGTGTTCTCACCAAAGCGACCAAGAATATTGGTTGCAAACTCTGGGAACTCATGTGCAAGTTCATTAGATGTTTTCTTGTAACGCTTAGCGTATGCTACGCAGCGTCCAAAACGATCAAACTCTGGGTAAGATCCCATTGGATCTTCAACACGGATGAAAGGAATATCACCTTCAAAATCTGGCTCTACGTGGATTGGCAAGAATCCGTATGAGAAGTACCAGTCTGCGCCCCAGTACATCTGTGACTGGAGACGTGAGTTTGCAACATAGTTGTTGGCAATCATGCTTCGCTTATCAGCAAACTTACGAGCCTTCTCATCTGTAACCTTGACTGCGCCACAGTTAAATGATGGAAGTGGGGCTAGAACTTCTGCAAGATCACGGGCTGCAACGTCAATAAAGTTAGCAACCATTGAGTATGGAAGTCCCTCAGGAAACAAATCTGGAAAAATGCTAGCAATCTGACCTTTGCGAACAGCCTGAATCTGGGCCATACGAAAGTCACGCTCAGAATGCAAGCGCTTGAGATTATCAACGCGCTTAGCGATTCTTTCAATATCTAATGCCATCATTATCCTAACGATTGATTATTAAAATTAATTATCTATTTGTGCGGTTCATACCGCCGCCGCCAAGGCTGCCACCACCACGTAGGCCACCACGTGGCTTTACTGGTACTTTTTTAGCAGGTTTGCTTTCGGCAATTTTTTCTTTCTTTATCCGAGCCTTAAATTTGCTTGGCGTTTCATACTTTTTTTCATCTGCTCTTGCTATTCCTTTAACAATATTTTCTTTAGTATTTCGCAAGGAACCTTTAATTTTGCCTGCTTCTCCAGTTTTTAGGTTTACTACAATTGGTGTTTCCTTGCCACCTTTGACTTTGGAACCCATAGCATTCGCGTAACCTGTAGGCGCATCTATCTTAAATAATTTTTTTTCAAGTTTGATATTTCTATTTGCTCTTGTCCGTATTATTTTTTTACCACTGCGGTCACGATTTGCTGCCATTATGATTCCTGTTCTTCGCCAAACTCATAATCATTGACATTGAGTACATAGCGTTCTTGTTGTTGTTTACGAGTTGCCCACTTGTTAGTTATATGGCTCTGATTAGTTCTACCGATTGAGATAACTTCTTTGGCACGTAGTTCACAGAACCAGAGCGCCATTACACAGTCGGTCTTGCCTTTAGTATTAGGCTCCCAGGTTATTAATTGCTGGATCAGAGCCTTTATGCCCTCTGAACCTTCCACTGCTGGAAGTTCTAAGAGGTTGTCGTTGTTAAATGCTGTGCCACGCATAGTCCCAAAGAGACCTGACATGGCTGCTACACCGAATTGTGTATCCCATTTGTTCTTACCAGTGAACTGACTCGAGAAGCGAACTCCTGCAGAGGCTAGGAACTGACGTAGATCATCATCCAAAGCGTATGCTTTCTGATGCGCGTTGGTTTCAATTCTTAATTCTTGCGGTCTGTACTTCTCAACCCAGTCCTGAATCAACTTCTGGATCTTCTGAGGAGTAGGATCGAACATATTTTCGACGTCAAGGATATACCTTTTGCGACTGTAACGATCTACTGTCATAACCACTGCTGCTGTATTACCAGTCATAGCAGGGTCTAGACCCATGATGGTGTACCAAGATCCCTTTTCAGTGGGATGTCCAGCGCTACCAGCCTTTAGGGGGCCACGCTTTCGCATCCTATTGATCGAACCTTGTACACAGACAGGGGCAAATATTGAGTCTTCTTGTACGTCCTGTTGCTGGTATACCAACGCCCACGCACTTGGCGAGACTTCACTACGTCTACGGAATAATGCTCCCCCGTCCCATTTAGGATAGAGGCCATCTTCATCTGGTAAAATATCTTCATCTGAGCCCTCCCAAGGGATATGTGCTTTAGGCCATAGAGTAACCCAGTCTTTTGGGTTATCTGCGAACTCAAGTACTGCTGGCATTGAAAGGTAGGTGAACGGTGACTTGCCACCAGTCCAGTGCTCAGGGTTTCTAATCTCTCGGTATAGGTCGTTAGCGGCAATACGTGTGCCTACGATCAGCAACTTACCGTTATCACCCAGACGGGTGACTACATCTCGCTGGAGCCAGAGGAGTTGCTTCTCCCACTCATGTGCGTTTGAAGTCGTAACAACGTCGTCCAGGATGATGAGGTTGGAACGGGCTCCAGTAATCTGGCCACCAATTCCGAGCGCTTGCACCGTCGGATCTTTTTCGGTAGAATCACGAGAAAGGTAAATGCGATCAGCCTTCCAAGTATCCGCATCCTCTTTCCAGCCTCCTGCAGATCCATAGACTGCCTGTAACTTAGACCAACGCTCGTGGCTTAGTCGCTGCTTGATGGAGTAAAGATACTCCTTAGCGCGTTCCTGAGTCTTGGAAACGATGGTGATCTTAATGTTGGGGTCCATGGCGATTCGGTACACACAGTAGTTGACCGTGATGACCGTCGATTTAGCATGCTCGGGTGGGACGTTGATAAGCAGACGCTTCTTAGATGCAGGGTCATAGACCATCGACGAGTGAATGTAGGAAGGTTCCCGTCCTTCGAGCACGTCAATCCAAGACCTGTGATGCTGGAAAATCGGCGAGTCAAGAAACTCACGGCTGAACTCCTCAAAGCCAATCTTAAACTTGGCATCCCCTGAAACTATACTTAAAGTCTTTTCGCCCTCTGATCGGGCCTTCTCAAGTTCTCTCATAAAGGCTGGATCCTTGCGCCAGTCCTTCATGACATCTGGCTTACGTTCAGCCCTTGCTAATGCATCTGTAATATCTAAACCTTGGCGGACAAAATCTAAAACTTTTGCCTTTGCCTCTCTGAGAGCGACTACATTGTGGTGCTCTTTACCGCCCTTAGCAGCCATTATAACCCCTCCATTAAACCCCTTGTATAAAATCCCCTTTATCGCTCGGCTCGCTCAGGCGAGCCTCGCTAACCCCTCGGGTTCGTGGCTGGCATCAAGCCAGCCTACACTATCGTTTCGGCTGTCTCAGCCAACCACTCACATTTAAGATAGACTCACTCTGTAGGAGTCGTTCGTCTATATATACTAACCCGTTCAAAACGGAAATCCGAACGCTACATATTAGCAAATGTGATGTACTTCACTAACTTATATGTATAATACGGA